CGGAGCGGTCGGCAGCGCCGCTGCGACCTTCTCAAGCTCGGCCTGCGCGCTCGTGCTGACCGTCAACGTCGGCGGTGCGGGCGCGGCGCGGCGGTCGCTCGTCGGCAGCGGCCCGCGCATCGCCATCACCTTCCCGGCCTCGACCTCGGTCAGCGGCCCGGCCTTCGCCGGGTCGAGGGGCTTCACGAGCAGGTCGATCACGTCAGGCACGGGCGGCACCGTGGCGAGCCGCGCATCCTCCCGGGCGCGACTGATGGTCCGGTGGACGCTGCTGATCGTGCTGGTCACCGAGGCCAGCGACGAGGTCAGCCCCTGCGCGTAGGCGAGGCGCAGGATGCGCTCAGCCTCGGCCTTCTGGTGCCCGTGGTCGCTGCCGTACTCGTAGTGCTCTTCCACGAACCCGAACAGCGTGCCGCCCCACTTCTGCGCGGGCGGTGTCGGCGGCGGCGTCTCCAGTGTCGTCGGTTGCTGCTCCTCGGGCAGCGGCGCGAAGAGCGTGAGCGCGCGTCGCACCTCGCCCGTGTTGAGTAGCTCAGGGTGCGCGTAGACGCCCTCGCCCTTCGCGATGGCGCTGATGCGCTTGTGGTGCCGGTGGCCGAGCCACTTGAAGAAGAACACGAGGCCGACGTTCTCCGGCAGGCGCTGCGCGCGCTTGATCTCGTGGCCCTCGCTGTCCCACTGCACGATGCGCGCGTCGTTGTCCATCCACGCGGGCAGGTTGTCCTTCTTCGTGCCGACGATCAGCACGCGCTTCTTGTTGTGGAGGCACGCGCGCACGGCTTGCTGCGCGATGCTCTCCGCGTCGAAGACGACTTCGATCTGTGTGGTCATAGCTGTTCACCTCGGTACGTGCCTTCAAGGTAGTAGCGCCAGTTGATCGCGGCCCCGATGTCGGGGAGTCGAGACGGTGGCGGATCCGTCTCAAGCTGCGCGGCCTGCGAGCCGAAGCTCACGAACTGCTGGTGGCCGAGGTCGCGCGAGCCGAGGTCGTGGTTCGCGTAGACGGCGAGGCCGTCGCCGCGCGCGAGCCACTTGTTCACGGTTGCGTGGTGCTGCGCGGGCACGAGCGCCCGCGCCTCCTCTCGCGTGTAGGTCTTCGTCATGCGGTTCTCCCGTGCAGCTTCGCGCTGCGTCTACGGTCAACGTCGGCGCGGAACGCCACGGGCGCGAGCGACGACGAGTCGATGGTGAAGTGCGCGACGTGGCGGTGCTGCACCACCTCGTTGCCGAACGTGTTCGTCTCGATGACGAGGCCGTGCAGGCCGACGATGCCGACGACGCGGACGGACTGCACGGGCGAGATGCGGATCGGGTCGGGGTCGCCGACGTACCAGAGCGTGAGCTTCACAGTCGGTCCTCCTGCTGCGCGGCGGCAGCGATGGCGGGCAGCGACGCGCGGACGCGCTGCTTGATGGCGTCGATGCGCGCGAGCGCCTCGGCGGGTGACGGCAGCGGGTTGCCGGTGATGAGCGAGGCGCCCGTGCTGGGCGGTGTCGGGCGCGTCGGGCGCGGCGTGGCTACCACCTTCGCGCCGCCCGGTGTCTCAGGTGAGGCCGCTGTCGTCTCAGGTGAGGTCGCGAGCGCGCGCTGGTCGTCAGCGGCGCGCTGCGCTAGCTGGCGGCGCACGTCCTGCCACTGCTCGCGCGTGCTGTCGAGCAGGTCGGGCGCGGTCACCAGCAGGATGCTGAAGTGCAACGCGGCGGCGCGCGCGTCGGGGCTGATGCAGCCGACGGGCACGCGCTCGACGGCGAGGAACGAGAAGGCGCGGACGCCGAACTGCTCAGCCGTCTCGCCGGGCTGCGCGGGCGTCAGGGTCGGGAAGGTCTTCATGCGGTTCTCCAGTGCTGAGGGTGAAGCCGGGGCCGCAGGCGCCCCGGCGGGTGGCTGCTAGGCCGCGACCAGTTCGCGCGCCTTCGTGAGGGCGACGACCTTGACCTCGGCGTTCGCACCGAAGAGGGCCGACTCGTTGGCGCGCTGGCGACCGGAGGTCGAGGACGCCTCGGCAGGACGGACGTGGTCGAAGTACTCGGTGACCGCGTTGTAGACGCTCCACGCGTTCGGCGAGCCGCCCGTCAGGACGGTGGCCTGCTGCACGCCGACGCCTTCGAACACGAGGCGCGAGACGGTCGCACGGCGCGCCGCGAGCACGTCGCTGACGACCGGCTTGCCGTCCTTCAGTTCGCCGGGGAACACCGACTCGATGTAGGCGACGATCTCGGTGGCGTCGAGTTCGCGCTGCGCCAACTGCTTGAACGACTCGCCCGTGGCGATGAGCGACTTCGTCAAGCCGGTGAAGAGCTTGCGCGCCTCCTCGACCTTCGACTTCGCCGAGGTCGTGTGGCGGATGCTCGCGACGTTCGCGTGCGCCTCAGCGCGCGCCAGCGCGATGGTGTTCTGGCAGACGGCGCGCGTGCCGGTCGCGATGATCTTCACCGCGCCGCTGCCGTCGTGCGACCACGTCAGCAGCGCGTAGCCCTGCACGCTGTCGCCCTCGCCCGTCACGTCCACCGTGGCGCCTGCGAGCCGCACGAGCGCCCAGAGACGCTCGCCGCGACCGAGGGCACCGATGACCTCGATGGTCGCGCCGAGTTCCTCGACCGCCGTCTCAAGGATGGAGAGCGACGCGCGGTTCTGCACCGCGACGTAGGAGGGACCGACGAGCGACAACTGCGCGCCGTCGGATGAGCGCCGCGCCAGTTGGCCCAGCGGGATGTTGTTGCCGGTGCCGTCGAACACCGGCTCCAGCGAGACGGTCCAGTCGAGGCCCGCCGCTGCGAGCGACTGGTCGATGGAGTAGCGGAGGTCGCCGCGTAGGCGCGTGCCGAGGCCGTGCCACGGCGTGGACCCGATGTAGGCGATGGCCGACTGGCCGTTGATGGTTGCGATGTTGTGTGCCATTGGTCTGATCTCCAGTGCTGAATGAACGGATGAACGAACTAGCGGTCGGTGTCGGCGTCGTCGCCGACGGTGCGGAGGCCCGCGACGGTGTCGGCGGTGCTGAAGTGGTGCTCGATGCGGTCGCGCACGGCGTTCGACAGGGCGGCGACGGTCGAGGGCGTGCGGCTCTCCACGTAGAAGATGTCGAGCACTTCGCCGTCGGCAGTGGTCAGGCTGACTTTCACGGTCGTGAGCTTCATCGGTGGTTCTCTCCAGTGCGGGTGCCCGGCCCAACGCCGACCCCGAGCCACAATTAGACTCGAAACCTAGCGCACCTGTCAACTGGCCCGTAAACATTGGCGTTTTTCGACGTGCCCGGGCGACTTGCCGCGTTTGCACGGGGTCGTGAGACACTGCTGAGCATGAAGCGGGACGACCTGATCGCGATGGTGGCCGAGGCGCCGAAACGTGAGCGCCTCGCGCTGCTGTTGAAGCTGCTGCCGACGCCGACAGCGGTGCTCGCAAAGCGCGCGGGCCTCAGTGCGTCGCGCCTGCGTCACGGCACGTTGCCGCTCGACGTGAAGCTGCGGGTCGCGCGCGTGGTGCGCGTGCCCGCGTCGATCATCTGGCCGGAGTTGCAGACCCTCGCGTGGGAACTGCTCTACGGCTTCCGAGGGAGGACGAAGTGAAGAGTGAGACGACGACACTGGAGAACGCACGGCTGGTCAACGCCGTCGTCAGCGCCGCTGCGTTGTGCATCAGCGGCACCGATGCGAAGGGCATCGTGCTCGACGCCAACGGCGTGCGCTACGCGCGCGTTCACGCGGTGCTCGATGACGTGTGCGCTGCGCTGAACGTGGACCGCAACCTCGCGATGCTCGCGATGGACAGTGCCATCGCGCAGGGGCTGCTCGACGTGCCGGAAGCGAACGTGCTGATCGCGGTGAGGCCCGCGACCCTGTGAAGGTCAACATCCTCGTGGAGGACGGGCCGATCCACATGAACACGAAGCTGTCGCGCGAACTGGAAGAGATCTTCCACGCGGTCGCGCATCGCTTCGGGCAGTGGCCCGACGAGCGCCCGCGCAGTCGAACGTGCAGCGGCCTCATCGTCGCGCACAAGGGCACGCTGGTCGGCATCGAGTTGAAGCAGCCGAACCGCGTGAAGATCATCAAACCGAACACTGGAGGACAGTGATGGACGAGAACCCCGTGAACCCGCCGCCCTTTGAGGGTGGCACGCTGCAGTCGTCGGCGACGCTGTCGAAGATTGCTGCCGCGCTCGCCGCCGCGCACCTGAACTACGACGCGCTCATCGCGTCGCAGGTCGCCGACGCCGAGAAATACAAGTATCGCTACGCGGACCTCGCAGGCGTGCTCGCTGCCGTGCAGCCTGCGCTCGCGAAGAACGGCATCGCCATCGTGCAGAGCATGTCGATGACGCGCCCGGCGTCGGGCGGCGGGATCGTGGTCGCCGTCGAGACGCGGTTCATCCACGCGAGTGGCGAGTGGATCGCGACGACGCTGAAGCTGCCCTCGACCGAGACGGCCCCGCAGAAAATCGGGTCGCTGGTGACGTACTTGCGTCGTTACGGTTTGCTGGCGCTCAGCGCGTGCGCGTCAGAGGACGATGACGGCAAGGACGCGACGCCTGCGCCGCCGAAGCCGCGTGCCCCGAAGGCCGAGCCGACGACGGCGCGCCCGGTGCCGACGAACGAACTGCCGCCTGCGCGTGAGAAGGCGACGAAGGCGAAGCCCGTGTCGAACGCGCAGCAGAACCAGAGCGGCGCGGAGCCGAAGCCTGACACGCGGCACCAGCCGCTCTCGACGCCGGGCAGCATCAGCGCCGCCGACCGTGGCCTGCTGTTCAAGACGGCGAAGCAGCAGTCGCTGAGCGAGCGGCAGGTCAAGGCGCTCATCCTCGCGCTGTTCGGCTACACCAGCACGTCGCAGATTCGGCAGGGCGCCGAGTTCGTGAAGGTGCTCTCCGCGATGGAGTCACCCGACGACCACGGCGTCACGTTCGCCGAGGACGACACCGTCTACGACCGCGCCAGCGACTTGAACGCGCTGCCTGCGGATGTCACCGAGGGCATGTGATGGCGAAGCCCGCCTACAAGCCGAAGCCCGACGAGCGGCGCGAGGTGAAGGTCGAGGTGCCGCGCGCGGCCCTCGCCGACGCCGCGCAGTGCTCGTGGACCGACCTGCTCGCGATGGCCGAGGCCGCTGGCTGGCGCATCGAGACGAGCGACAGCTACGCGTGGTGCAAGCCCGACCACGCGCTGCTGCGCGAGGGGCTGGACGAGATGCGCGGCATCCCGGTCCTGCACTACCAGCGGTGGTGAGCACCATGCCCGCGTTGAAGTTCGACGCGGCGACGCACACGTTCTGGCGTGACGGGCAAAGGGTTTTGTCCGTCACCCAGATCCTGCGGCGCTGCGGCCTCGTCTCGCCGTGGTGGACCGACGAGGCGCGCAACCGGGGCACGCGCGTTCACACGGCACTGCACCGCTGCCAGACGCGGAGCGACCGTGAAGCGCGCGAGGGACTGTGCGACGGCGACGACCCGTTCTACATGGCCGGGCGCCACGCGCTCGACGTGTTCGGCATCGGCGTGCTCGCGGCTGAGGAGCTTGTCGATGGCGGCACCTACGCGGGCTGGCTCGACCTGCGCTGCACGCTGCGCGGGTTCCGCGAGCCGTTCGTGATCGACTTCAAGAGCGGACGCGCCAGCGCGTGGACGCCGCTCCAGCTTGCGGCCTACGCGGCGCCGCAGCCCGACTACCATCGCCGCGCGTTCATCGAACTGCAGCCCAACGGGAAGCCGAAGCTGACGACCTGCCACGAGACGCGTGGCGACCTTCGCAACTGGCACGCGTGCGTGACGGTGGCGCAACTGCAACTCGCACTGGAGATCCCCGACGATGGCGACTGAGCTTGTGACGTTCGAACCGACCGTGGCGATAGACCTCGCCGAAGTACAGACGTGGGTCATTGATGGCCCCGAGACGGCGGCGCTCGCCGTCGAGTATCGCGAGGGCGTGAAGACGCTCATCCGCGAGATCGAGGCGGGCTACAAGCCGCACATCGCGAACGCGCACGCGGCGCACAAGGCGCTCTGCAGCGAGTTGAACACGCGCCTCGCCGAGCCGAAGAAGGCGCTCGACGCGTTGACGCGCGCCATCGGCACCTACGAACTGGACCGCGCCGCGCGTGAGGCGCGTGCCCGGCGTGACGCGGAGGCCGCTGCGCTCAAGCAGGCCGCAGCCGACCGGGCGAAGGATGCGGAGGCGCAGCGCGCGAAGGGCAACGAGGCGCTCGCGAAGGACATCGAGGCCGCGCCGGTCGAGGAGTTCATGGCGCCTGTCGTGGTCGCGCGCGAGACGAAGACGGCAGGCGTCGCGGTGACGGTGACGTATGAGCCGCAGGTCGAAGACCTCGACGCGCTGCTGCGGTTCGCGCTCGGCGACGACGTGCCTGCGACACTGCGCGCGCTGCTGGTGTCGCCGAACATGCGCGGCCTGCAGTCGCTGGTCGATCAGATGGGCGAGGGCTTCAACGTGCCGGGCGTGTCGCGCGTGATGCGCGCGCCGACGGTGCGCTCGACGGGGAGGCGCTGATGGCGATCCACTTCGTGCCGAACACGACGCCCGGGGTCAGCGTCGTGAACTTCTGGCCCAACGGCGATCACTCGCACGCGCTCATCGTCGCGTGGTGCATCGCGGTGGACGAGGACGGGGAAGACCTCCCGGCGTCGCCCGTGACGACTGAGGCGCGCGCCGACGTGTGGTGCTACCTGCAGACGCTGGCCGACGGGATCGTGTGGTACGAGTTCCCTGACGACCAGAGCACCACGTCGCTCGACAAGGCGCGTGAGCACGCCGCTGCGTGTTGGAAGGAACTGACGGAGTCACGCGCGCGCCGGGCCGAGAAGCGCGCCGCGCAGGAAGCCGAACGGCAGGCGCAGGTTGAGGCCGTGCGGAAGGCGCGGCTGGAACTGCAGCGCCCGCGCTAGATGTTGTGGCGTTGCAATTTCAGAGCGGACGCCGGGAAGATAACGGGTCGCCGGGACTGGGACATCCCGACGACCCGACTGACGCCGTAGCACCGTGGAGATGACACGATGACGACCCGCACATTCTACCTCGACCGGGTGACTCCGCAGTGACGCTGCGTGAGGTTGCCGACCACTTCAACGCCCGCAAGCAGGGCAAGGGCTACCGGGCGAACTGCCCGGCGCACGGCGACACCAGCCACGACCTCGCCATCGACCCCGGCGAGGGCGGGCGCACGCTCGTGCAGTGCAAGAGCCGCGACTGCGCGGTCGAGGACATCCTCGGCTGCGTCGGCCTGACGATCTCCGACCTCTTCCCCGACGAGGTGCGCGCCGAGGCGCCGCGCGTGATCGTGGCGACCTACGACTACACCGACGCGGCGGGCGCCGTGCTCTATCAGGCCGTGCGCTACTCGCCGAAGGACTTCCGGCAGCGCCACGCCAACGGCAGCGGGTGGACGTGGAACATGCAGGGCGTGCGGCGCGTGCCGTATCGCCTGCACGACCTGCAGGGGCAGAAGACGGTCTACGTGGTCGAGGGCGAGAAGGACGCCGACCTCCTCTGGTCGCACGGCGTGCCCGCCACGACGAACATCGGCGGCGCCGGGAAGTGGACCGCCGACTACGTGCCGCTGCTCGTGGAGGCAGGCGTGGCGAACGTCGTGGTGCTGCCTGACAACGACCCGCCCGGGCTGACGCACGGCAGGCAGGTCGCCGACGCCTGCACGCAGGCCGGGCTGCGCGTGAAGCTCGTGCCGCTGCCGGGCCTGCCGCTGAAGGGCGACGTGAGCGACTACCTCACCGCGCACCCGAAGGCCGACCTCGCGCAGGTCGTGCGGCAGGCGCCGCTCTACGACCCGGCGCGGCCCGTCGCGGACCCGGCGCCGCTCGCGCTCACCTCCCTCGCGGACTTCCTGAGCACGCCCGACGCCGCCATCGACTACGTGGTGGAGGACCGCATCCCGGCGGGCAGCGTCGTGCTGTTCGTCGCGCCGCCGAAGACGGGCAAGAGCACGGCGACGCGCTCACTCGCGCTGGCGGTCGCGCAGGGCGTGCCGTGGATGGGCTGGCGCACGACGGCTGGCCCCGTGTGGGTGCTCGCGCTGGAAGACCAGCCGAGCGAGGTGAAGCGGCATCTGCGGCAGATGGGCGCGACCGGCCATGAGGCGCTGCGGCTGTTCTGCGGCCCGGCGCCTGCGGACCTGCTGGCGACCCTGCACGCGCGCGCGCGCACTGAACGCCCGCGCCTCATCGTGATCGATCACCTCGGCCTCGTGCTGCGCGCGAAAGACTTCAACGACTACGCGCAGATCACCGTCCAGTTCGCGCCCCTGCTGGCGCTCGCCCGAGAGACGGGCGCCGCGCTCGTGCTGACGTTCCACGCCAGCGCGCACCAGCAGCGCGAGGGGCTGGACGCCGTGCTCGGCTCGACCGCCATCAGCGCGTCGGTGGACAACGTGCTCGTGATGAAACGGCAGGAGCACCAGCGCGTGCTGTCGAGCGTGCAGCGCATCGGCCCGAGCCTCGACCCGACCCTCATCGAACTGGACGCCGAGACGGGCTGGTTCGTCACGCAGGGCACGAAGGCGCAGGTCGAGGCGCACGCGCTCGGCGACCGGATGATCGAGGTGTTGCGCGACGAGGGCTGGCTCGGCGAGGCCACACTGCACAGTCGCGTCGAGGGCCAGCACCAGCGGAAGATCGGCGTGCTTCGCAAGCTCCTCGGCATGGGCTGGATCGTCCGCATCGGTTCCGGCAAGCGCGGGAACCCTTACCTCTACGGCCTTCCCGGGAACGAGCAGGAACCAGCGGGAACGAGCGGAACGAGAAATGAAGGCGAAGGCGACCGGGAACGAGAGTCCCACACAAGAACGAGAATGAGAAACGAAAACGCTGGTACTTCTAAGTACGTACGTACAAGTACAACACCAGCAGACGTGCCGTCTGCTGCGGCTGCGCCGCTCTTCGACCCGAAGGGCTGGCGCGACGACACTGGAGGCGACTCGTGAAGCTCAAGCGTGGAACGTGGGTCTGGTTCTGGTATCGTGGGCGCCGCGTGATCGCACTCGTCCACCGCGTGAAGGGCGACACCTTCCTCGTCTACAAGAACGGCCAGCGCGTGCAGATGCCCCTCTCGCGCGCGAGGCCCATCGGCACCCTCCCGACTGCCGACGTGGGGGAGGGTTAGGGTGGGGGTCGCGTTCAGCGTCTTCGTCGCCGGGCGCCCCATCCCGCAAGGCTCGATGCGATCCCTCGGGCGCGGCAAGATGACGCACGACAACCCGCGCCTGCACGCGTGGCGCAAGGCCATCGGCTGGACCGTGCGCGCGGTGGTCGGCGCCGCCGTGCTCGACCCCGAGGCCCGCGTCACCGTGCGCTGCCACTTCCTCTGCCGCCCGCAGCGCCCGCACGCGCCTGACCTCGACAAGCTCGTGCGCGCGGTGCTCGACGCCCTGTCGCACGTCGCGTATGTGGACGATAAGCAGGTCGTCGCCATCGACGCGCGCCGCACTCTCGCCCTGCACGCGAGCGACGAGCGCCTCTTCGTGGCCGAGGCGCAGCGACTGGTCCCGAACGCGCCCTTCGATGATCCCGAAGGGCTGCTCCTCACCGTGGAGACGCGATGATCTACGAGACGATGGACGACCGCGTGCGGCAGGTTGCCGCCATTGCGGGCGTCGCGGACTTCTACGGCGTCATCGCGCTCGACCTGCCGACGCTCTCGCCCTTCGACGCGCTGCTGCGCGAGGACCGGCGCATCGTCGGCGCGCTGGAGGTGAAGTGCCGCAACTGCGAGCGCGAGCGATACCCTGACGTGTGGGTGAACGTCGCGACCGTGTGGAGCCTGCGCCTCGCGCACGCCACGTTCAGCTTCGACCCCTACGCGGACTGGCTGGGCCTCGTGGCGATCCGCTGGACCGACGGCCTCTTCGCGATCCCCATCGACGTGGTCGCGCGCTGCCCGAAGGGACTGCGGACGCGCAACGACATGCGCGACGCAGGCGACAAGGACAACCCCGTCTACCTCGTGCCCACGCACCTCTCGGAGTGGAACCCGATCCCATGAGCCTGACCCCGAGCGCCCCGTTCGACCTGATCTCCGAGCCTGACGCTGCGAGCGCGGACCTGCGCGACACACTGCAGAAGTGGGCACTGGCCTCGTCGCTGCTGGAGCCGACCGAGCGCGGCCTCATCCTCGCGCGCGAGCTTCGCACCGTCGCCGTCGAGGCGCTCGACCTCATCACCGGGCTGCTGCTGCTGCGCCGTGCGCTCATCGTGCTGATGCAGGCCGAGGGCACCGAGGCGCTCGCGCTGCCGTTCGCCGAGACGGTGCTGGCCGCGCAGATCTCGCTGCGCGTGAAGCACGACCCGACGGCGCTGCCCAACGTGCTGCAGTTGCTGCTGCCGGGCGAGGGCATCATCCCGGTCGTGGACACGCCGACGCCGGGCGCAGGCTACGGCAACGAGGACGAGGCCCATCGGCTGCGCGAGGCACTGGAGGCCGCGAAGCGGGCGCTGCTGCAGTCGCAGGGTCGTGATACCGTGCTGGCGCTCATCGAAGCGAGCTTGAGGACATGATGCGACTGCTATGGCTGCTGCCGTTCCTGCTGGTGGGCTGCTCGGACGACGGGAGTCAGCGCGGCGTGCGCGACCCGCCGGGCGTGGTGACGCCGACGCCGATCCCCGAGCCGCCCGTGGTGCCGACGATCACGGTCGAGTATCGGGTGACGGGGACGATCCCGAACACGAACATCACCTACTTCAGCGCGCAGCAGGGCACGGCGCAGGTCACGACGGACCTGCCGTGGACGGTGCGCTACACCACGACCGAGTTGCATCCGTTCCTGTTCCTGCAGGCCGAGACGCCGTTCGACAACTTCACGACCGGGTCGCTGACGGTGCAGATCTTCGTCAACGACGTGCTGTTCAGAGAGGCGCGCGGCACGGGCTTCACGCTCGCGATCAGCGCCTCGGGAGAAGTGCCGTGAAGCTGGTGACGCTGCTGCTGCTGTTCGCGCTGCCGACGACGGTCAGCGCCGGTCCCATCGCCGAAAGCGCGGCGCGCCAGTATGCGCGGCCCGGCAGTTACACGACGGCGATGCACTCGCCGCCGCTGTTCTGGACGGGCACGGCCATCGTGGCCGGAGGCGCGCTCGCGGTCATCGCCGCGCAGACGTTCGCGCAGGAGAGCGACCTGTCGCTGGAGGATCCGAACACGCGGCTCGGGCGTGACCTCGCGCCGTGTGGCACCGACCCGGGGCGCACGCGTCAGCCGGTGGCCGACTGCAAGACGAACACGGGGCTGCTGGTGTTCGGCATCATCGCGAGCGCGGGCGGCGGCGTGCTGATGGCGTATGGTGGACAGCGCGTGCAGATCTACTCGTCGCCGACGCGCATCGGGCTGCGGCTGCGCTGGTGAACGTCCCCGAGGGCGACATCGTCTTCGCCACGCTCGCGTCGCTGCCGACGACGGGCAACACGCTGACGTTCAGCGGCGACGGCGATGCGGTGCTGCGACTGGAGATCAGCCCGGGCACGGTCGCGGAGTTGACCGCCGTGCTCACGTCGCTGCGGCTCCGCACGTTCTACGTGGTGCTGCTGGCGAAGCCGAAGGTGGTGCGTGATGCGAGTGGGACGCAGCAAGATGCGGCTGAACAAGCCGAACCGGAAGCCCCGCAAGCCGAGGGCACGCGCCGTCGTCGCCGCAACGGAGGCGCTGCTCGCAAGCCCGACCGCCGCACTCATTGACAAGCACACGGGCGCGCCCGACGGGGAGCGCATCATCGAGGGGCTGGCGCTGCTGGCGACTGGCACGCCCGAGCAGATCGAGAAGTTCTTCGGCTGGTCGATGCGGCTGCGCCCGCGTGATCGGCAGGCCGCGCTCTACGTGCTGGAGCAGCGGCGCTTCGGACGCGTCCCGCGGTTCGATGAGCAGACGCCAGACGCGCGGCCCGTCACTATCGTGAACGTGTTCGCGACGCACGACGATTACGCGTTCGTCACCGCGCAGCGCCCGAAGATCGTCAGCCCGCCGCGCCAACTGGAGCCGAGCGATGAGTGACCCCGACGCTACCGGCTACTCGCTGAAGGACGCCGTGGACGACGCCATCGTGGAGGCGCGCACGCTGACGGCGACCGCGCGCACGCTCATCGCGGAGCAGCAGCAGACGCTGGCCGACTACGAGCAGCTACTCGGCGCGGCGATGCTGCGCCTCTGCGAACTGGGCGAGACGGCGAACAGCAGCGCGCTGGTGCGGTCGATTCGCGACGCGCTGCGATGACCGCGCGTCAGGTCAAGGACTACTGGAACCCGGTGCAGTCGGCGTTCCTGCTGGCGCGTGCGGACGTGTGGCCCTACATCGACTTCGAAGGGGCGGTGCGCGCGGGCAAGACGACGCCGCTCGTCGCGAAGGTCGCCGCCTACTGCGTGGACTACCCGGGCATCTGCTGCGCGCTCTGCCGGTGGACGCAGGACGCGCTCGACGCGCAACTCAAGCCGCGCTGGCGCGAGTGGTGCCACACGCACGGCATCGCGCTGCAGTGGCACGCCGACGAGGAGTACGACGAAGTGGTCGGCACCGGGTCGCGCGTCTACCTGCGCGCGCTGAAGGGCGCCGAGGAGACGAGTCGCTACGGCAAGCTCGCGGGCCTCACGCTGGCGGTGCTCGGCATCGACCAGCCCGAGGAGGTGCCCGAGGACGTGTATCGCGCCTACGTGCCTGCGCGGTTGTCGCAGCCCGGCTACCCGCATCAGGTGCTGCTCACGCCGAACCCGCCGAGCCTGACGCACTGGATCGCCAGCGACTTCCCCGAGCGCAACACGCGCGAGGGCTACCTCTACCTGCGGACCTCGGTGTACGACAACCGGCACAACCTCGGCGACAGCTACATCGACACGCTGGAGCAGGCGCATCCCGAGGGCAGCGCGCTGCGGCGGCGCTTCATCGAGGGCAAGCGCGGCCTGCCCATCATCGGCAAGCCCGTCTACGCGGGCGTGTTCCACGCGCGGCTGCACGTCCAGCGGCTGGCGCTCAACCCGAGCGTGCCGCTGCTGGAGGGCTGGGACTTCGGCCACAGTCACCCGGCAGTCGTGTGGGCACAGATCCTGCCGTGGGGCGAGCTACGCGTGCTGGGCGGGCTGCTGGGCAGCGACCAGTTCATCGAGGACTTCGCGCCGATGGCGGTCGCGCTGCGGCACCTCTGGTTCGGCGGCGAGCCGAACGCGGCAGGCGAGCGCACGCTGCCGATGGAGGTCTGGAGCACGGGCGACCCGGCGGGCGACCAGAACAACTCGCAGGGCACGCGCGTGAGCGCCGCCGACGTGCTGCGCGAGTATGGCGTGATGCTCTACACCATCGGTGGGGCGAACCACCCTGACGCGCGCGACCGTTGCATCCAGCACCTCGCAGGCTACATGCAGCGGCTGACGCGGCAAGGCCCGGCGTTCACCGTGGACCCTGACCGCTGGCGGCTGAGCGGACCCGAGGGCGTGGTCGAGAGCACGCACTTCATCGACGCGCTGGAAGCGGGCTACGTGTGGGACGAGCGGAGCATCGCGCACGCGGTATCGCCGAACACGCGACGCGCGCGCAAGGACGGGTTCTACGATCACGCGATGAACGCCATCGAGTACGTCGTGCTGGCCTACGGCCCGGCGCAGCCGACGAAGGTGGATCACGAGAAGGAGCAGGCGCGCGCGCGGCACCTCGCGACGAAAGATCACGACGAGGCCGACGTGCGACAGATGGTGCGACGCGGCATCCGCTTCGGCGGCACGCCGGGGCGTCGTCGCTGACGTGTGCTATCCTCGCCAGCCATCACAACCCCAGTCAGGAGTCACGCATGAAGAGCCATCTCGCACTGATCACGATCCTCGATGACCGAGGCGGGCCTGTCGATCCCGGCTACGGTGTCGGCGCGCCCGGCGGTCCTGTCGATCCCGGCTGGGGCGTGCGCCCGCCGGTTGACCCGGGCTACGGGCAGGGGCATCCGTCGCCGCCGCACCCGTGGTTCCCCGTCGGTGGTGGTCTACCGCCGCACATCGGTGGTGGCCCGGCGCACCCGCCGAACTACCCGACGACCGGCCCCGTGCCGACGCCGCCGCCCGTGACGCCCGACAACACGCTGCCCGAGGGTGGCGCGCCGCCGCAGATCTCGCTGCCCATCGTGCTGCCGCCGGATCCGGTGGTCGATGACACGCGGCTGTTCGAACTGAAGTACTCGGTGCGCTACGGCTGGGTGCTCGTGCCCGTCGAAGATGACGCCGTCGCCGCGCCGAAAAAGTAGTAAGCTCTGCCGCACACTGGGCATCCCCGGTCAAGGAGATCGCGCACCCATGAAGCTCTTCGCCCTCGCGCTCGTCGGCTTGCTTGCGCTCGCCGCTCCCGCCCGCGCAGACACCATCGTGACGTTCGGCAACGTGACGCCGAACCAGTTCTTCGCGGTGGACAACGGCGACGGGACCACGACCCTCTCGACCACGTCGTCGGTCAACATCACGCAGATCATCCTCGGCGCGACCGACCCCAACGCGCTGCTCACGTTCACGGCCACGAGCACCGAGGACGCGCAGTTGCTGATCGGCGGCACCGTCATCAGCCAGCGGTTCGCGGGCACGTTCTCGCTGACGAACAGCGCGGGCACGTTCGACTACCTCGATGGCACCTTCGGCGCCGCGCTGGAGTTCGGCGGCACGGGCAGCACGGGCGCGATCCTGACGGCGAACAGTTCGCCCCAGTCGCCGCCGCTCGTGCTGACGACCGACCTGCTGCTGTCGCTCATCAACCCCGAGAGCTTCGGGCTGGCGTTCTCCAACATCACGCCGGGGCTGCACGTCAACACCTACTCGGTGGGTGGCGTGTCGCACACGACCATCGCGAACTTCGCGGCCAGCTATGCGGGCAGCGCGGACGCGAACCTTGAAGCGGTGCCGGAGCCGACGAGTCTCGTGCTGCTCGGCAGCGGGCTGTTCGGCCTCGCCGCGAAGCTGCGGAAGCGGTTCGTCCGCGCCTGATGCTCCGCTGTCCGAAGTGTGGGCACTACCTCGCCGTCTGCATCTGCGGGCGGCGAGCGGTGCTCATCGGCACGCCCTTCGTGCTGGTGACCGTCCTTGCCCGCACCGTCAACGCACAAGGAACGACTGGCAGCGCGGGCGCATCTGTCGCGCCGTCAGGGACTACACGCCTCGTGGCTCCCATCGAACCCGCGTGAAGACATCACCGTCTCCACGCGCGCGGACTACGAGACGTGGGTCGAGTGTCGGCGCTGCCATCGAACGTGGCGCGCCGACGCCGCCCTTCCCGGCGTGCTCCATCACTACGTGGATCTCTGTGAACGCTGCGAGGTCACTCTCATGCAAACCACCGGCACCTTCCCTGCGCTGAGCCAACCTCGTCCGAAAGGCAAACCGAAGAGCGGCGGCAAGAAGCGGTAGACTCCGCACCATGCCGCCGTACCTGCCGGGCAAAACCCTCGGACGCCCGCCGCACGCCCCGAAGCGCGAGAAGACCCCGTTCGACGTACGCCTGAGCGAGGAGGAGAAGACCGCGCTCGTGCAGATGCTGAGCGAGGAGATCGACCGCGCGCTCGCCGCGCGTGCCCCGGTCATTCAGCCCGGCGGCGAACTGGACTACTGGCACTGGCTCTACAAGCAGGGCAAGCGCAACGTGCGCGACCTGCCGTTCCCCGGCGCCGCCGACCTCTCGACGTGGATCATCGCCGAGAAGATCGACGCGATGCGCGCGCGCTTCTGCAAGACCATCTTCGTGGAACCCGTGTGGGTCGTGGACGGCTGGGGCGCTGCCGCTGAGCGCGCGGCGATGGTCGAAGAGTTTCACCAGTGGAAGCTGGAAGAGGAGCGGCTGCAGGGCTGGCTGCAGCGCACGCTGCAGTTGTCGCTCATCGAGGGTACGGGCGTGTTGGAGTGCAGCGAGCGCGCCGACATGATCAAGCGGCGCAGCATGAAGCAGTTGGCGCCGAAGATGGACGAGGAGACGGGCACCGTCGTGCTCGGCGACGACTACCAGCCGCAGCCGATGCAGGACGAGGAAGGCGAGTATCAGGAGGCCGACGACCCGTCGCAGCCGGGCGTGATGGCGACCGCGATGGACGAGTTCGTGCCGGTGCGGCGCGGCCCGAGCTACCGCAACGTGTCGCTGCGCGACTTCCTGATGCTGCCCGCGCACGCGCAGGACGACTCTGAGGTGTGGTGCTACGCGAAGCGGTTCTGGCGGCGCCTGAAGGAACTGGAGTCACGCGGCAAGAGCGGCCTCTACGACAAGGACGCCGTCGCCGATCTCGCGGCGACCAGCGATCGTACGCGCACCGAACTGCCGCAGAGCGTGACCGCCGGGGGCATCGACGTGGCCGCGCAGACCACGCCGACGACCATCGAGAAGGAACTGTGGGAACTGCACTGCCTGCTCGACCTCGACAACGACGGCAACGAGGAGTGGTACATCATCACGCTGTCGAGCATCCACAAGAAGATCCTCCGCATCCAGCTTGACGACCTCGGCCTGCCCCGCTACCTGCTGTTCCGCCCGGCGCCGAACCCGCTGAACGTCTACGGCGAGAGCCACGTCGATAAGCTCGCGAGCATCGGCGAAGAGCACATGGGCACGCGCAACGCGGTCGCCGACCGCAGCAACCTCGTGAACAACGCGCCCATCAAGCGACTGCGGAACAGCGGCTGGGACATGGACGAAGAGCCGTGGGGCGTCGGCGCGGTCATCACCGTGCAGGACATGAACGACGTGCAGCCGGTGACGCTGCCCGACGTGAGCGCGTCGATGGCCGGGCGCGAGCAGGGCATCATCGACGCTGCCGAGCGCCTGAGCGGGCTGAACGACGTGACGCTCGGCAGCGCGCCGCAGGAGTCGCGCACGCTCGGCGAAGTGCAGATGGTCACCGAGCAGAGCTTCGTTCGCATCGAAGAGCAGGTTCGCAACCTGCAAGAGACGATGGAAGACCTGTTCAAGATCCGCCACGAGTTGTGGCGGCGCGCCGCCGACGAGGCGCCGCTGGAACCGAGCGAGCGGTTCATTCGGCAGTTGGAGTTCCGGCAGATTGAGATGGCCGAGCAGGGCATCACGGGCGCCTCGCTCGCGGGCACCTTCCACGGCAAGCCGCACGGCAGCGTCGAGAGCGCGGACAAGTCGAAGCAGCGAAGCAACTACAACGGGTTCATGCAGGTCATGGGCGGGTTCGCGCAAATGAACCCGACGCTGCAGCAGGTCTTCGCGTCGCCCGACGTGATCATCCCGCTGTTCGAACAGGCGCTGAGCTTGTACGACTCGCCGAACAAGGGGCAGTTGATGCGCTCGCTGCGGCAGTGGCAGGCGCAGACCGAGCAGGCGGCACAGATGGCGGCGCAGCAGCCGCCCGCGCCGCCCGGGGCGCCGCCGGGACAACCGGGCGCACCGCCGCCGCCGGGTGGACCGGGTGCCG